AGTCAGATAGAGTGGAGCGAGACAAAATGACAAAAGGTCAAATTGAGGCGTACCTGACGGCCTACAACGGTCAGGATGATGAAAAGGATTGGGGTTAATATGGATGAATATTCTATTCCAGAGGAGATGAAATATAAAGGTGATAAGTCTTTTATTAAATTTATAGACTCTGAAAAAACTGGAAATATTTTAAGTAAAGATGTTGGTGGGATGAGTCTTGTTGCAAAAATTGTAAACAGCAATAAAATAATCCCAATACGTCACATTATAATAAAAGATATTGGCAATATAACTTTAGTTTCAATGTGGGTTCGTACAGATAGCTTTGAAGTTATAGATGATGAAAAGTAAATTAATTAAATAGAATTTCCCTGAGAGAAAGAGCCTCACTTCGGTGGGGCTTTTTTTTTGCGTAAATATGTGTATATTAAAAAAATAACAGCTTACCACTGAAAAAGAGGTTAAACATGGCAAGAGCTAAAAATTTAGTCGGAAGACCAAAATTTGAGATCAATGAGGAAATTCTAAATAAGACTGAAAGCCTTATGGCAAAGGGCTTAACGAAGGAACAGTGTGCTGGAATGCTAGGTGTTTCAGTGTCAACCTTCATGCTTTATCAGGCAGAAAATTCGGAATTTTCGGAAGCTATAAAAAAAGGACAGGCCAGTGGCATTGATCAGGTCACTAATGCACTCTTTGAAAATGCCACTGTAGGAAAAGATAACGTAGCCATTATCTTCTGGCTTAAGAACCGTGGAGGTGGGTCATGGGTTGATAAGCAGGAGGTGCAGTCAACTATAGAGCAGAGGCACGTCATAGATTTAACAAGGATACCAGATGACCAACTTGAATCAATTGAAGCATCATTTAGCAGGATTAACTCTGGAGCAAGTGAGAGCGGAGAAGTACCGCAGATCATTGAGGGAGTTCACGAAGGCTAGTTGGCCTAGTATCGAGCCAGCCCAGCCATTCATAAACAACTGGCACATCGATGCAATCTCTGACCACCTCCAGGCAGTTGTCGAGGGTGACATCAAGAGATTAATCATTAATGTACCGCCAAGACACATGAAGTCTATCTCAGTTGCCGTGGCACTGCCAGCTTGGACTTGGGCAAAGCAACCAGACAAGAAATTCCTTTACGCCTCCTACGCAAGCTCCCTGTCGATCAGGGATAGCGTTAAATGTCGCAGGTTGCTCGACAGTAAGTGGTATCAGGATCACTTTGCTGATGCCTTTGACCTAACGTCAGATCAAAACCAAAAGCAACGCTTTGAGAATAATAAGAGTGGTGCTAGGATTGCCACGTCAGTTGACGGTGCTTTGACCGGGGAAGGTGGCGATATAATTATTATTGATGACCCACATAACGTCAGGGAAAGTGAATCTTCGCTTGTCAGGCAAGGTGTACTGGACTGGTGGGACCAGGCCATGCAAACTCGACTGAACGACCCCAAGACTGGTGCATTTATTATAATTATGCAGCGTGTACACGAAAATGACTTGACAGGCCATATTTTAGCTAACGAGCTGGGTGATGAGTACGACCACCTCATGTTGCCAGCTAGATATGAAGTTGGGCATCCTACGCCAATGAGGTCATCTCTAGGCTTTACAGATCCACGTATAATTGAGGGTGACCTCCTGTGGCCTGACCGTGTCGATGAGAAAACACTAAGTAACTTAGAGAGGTCACTTGGCAGCTACGCAAGTGCTGGTCAGCTACAACAGAGACCTGCACCGAAAGGTGGCGGTATTCTAAAGGCGTCTTGGTGGGTTCCCTGGGAAAATAAAGACTTACCAAACAATATTGAGTATGTGCTGCAATCGTGGGACACTGCATTCAGCACAAAAGAATCCGCTGACTATTCTGCCAGAACAACGTGGGGTGTATTTAAACACGAGGGATTAATGAGCTTGATTGTCTTGGAGATGTGGTACGACAGGGTCAGCTACCCTGACCTAAGACGTATTGCCCAAGATGCCTACGATGATTGGGAACCTGACGCAGTTCTGATAGAGAAGAAGGCATCAGGCCAATCCCTGCTGCAAGACTTGCGTATGGCTGGCATACCAGTTCTTGAATATTCCCCTGATCGAGATAAGCAAGCCAGAGCGCACGCAAGTTCCGCATTGCTAGAAGATGGCAGAATATTCTTTCCTTCAGATAGAAAGTGGGCTAAGGATTTAATAGATATATGTGCAGCCTTCCCAGCAGGTGGTAATAACGATATTGTTGACACATGCACACAGGCTTGGTTAAGGTTGAGAAAAGGTTGGTTTGTAACGCACTCCAACGATTACGAAGACGACGAATACCCAGAGCAAAGAAGGATGACAATGTATGGCTAGGTCACCAACGGTTCCTACAGAATTAGCACCATTCGCAGAGGGAACGCCCCTCGATGATTTACAAGTCGAGGACATTGGGAATGACGAAGTTCTTATTGGCGACCCAGACCTTGATATAACCGCAGAGAAAGATAGTGAGTTTGATTCAAACTTAGCTGAGGTTATTGAGGATAATGAATTGGCTCGAAAGGGTCAGACACTTATTTCATATTACGAGAACGACAGAGAGTCTCGATCTGAGTGGGAAGAGCGTTACAAGAATGGCTTAAAGACGCTAGATCCTGACGGTGGCATGGATGAATCAGAAGATGAACGTGCTACTCGCGGACTGTCAACTGTTGTACATCCAATGATAGCAGAAGCTGCAACCCAGTTTAATGCCAAGGCAATTGTCGAGCTATACCCAAGTGGCGGCCCTGTTAAGACGGTTATTGTTGGCGATCCCAATGAGGAGCTTGAGGAACAGGCACGACGTGTTCGGGAATTTATGAATTACCAGATCACACAAGAGATGCCAGAATACTTTCCTGACTTAGATCAGATGCTATTTCAGTTGCCGTTGGTTGGTCAGACTTTCAAGAAAGTTTGGTGGGATACAAATATGGACAGGCAATGTTCCCAGTTTGTCAAGGCAGAAGATTTCATTGTCGCCCCAGAGAGTAAAGATTTATATACCTCACCTCGATACACGCAAGTTATTAGAATGCCGAAGAACGACTACAATCGGTACGTCCAATCTGGCTATTACCTAGCTGCTGAGTATCAGGGAGGAGATCCCGATCCATCAGGCGATATAATTGGTGAGATTGAGGGCGTAGATCAGTTTGGCGATGACGCGCAAGATAAGATGATGACATTGCTTGAGATGCACGTCTACGATACCTTTGATGGCGTGAATGATAATGATGAGGACGAGGACAGCGACACAGTTGTCGGATTGCCTTACGTTGTCACGATTGACTATGACAGCAATGAAATTGTTAGCATAAGACGTAACTGGCGTGAAGATGACGAGCGTAAACTTAGACGTGACTGGTTTGTGTCTTACAAGTTTCTACCTGGCCTTGGTTTTTATGGCTTTGGTTTATTTCACTTAATCGGTGGACTGGGCAAGGCAGCTACTGGATCGCTTCGGGCATTACTAGATTCAGCCGCGTTTTCAAATATGCAGGGCGGTTTTAAATTACGAGGTCGAGTTTCAGGCGGTGAGGTTCAAGTTAACCCTGGGGAATTTGTTGATTTAGATGCGACAGTTGACGACGTTAATAAAGCTATTATGCCGTTGCCATTTAAGGAGCCTAGCCAGTCACTGTTTAACTTGCTTGGCTTTATAGTTCAGGCTGGACAGAGATTTGCCAGCACAGCAGATTTAAATGTTGGGGATGTAAGCCCTAATGCACCTGTGGGTACGACAGTAGCCCTTATTGAGCAAGGCTCTAAGGCTTTCTCCGCTATCCACAAGAGACTGCATTACGCGCAGGGGCAGGAGTTTAAGCTGCTCGCTGATCTCAATGCCGAGAACCTGCCCGAGTCGTTTACATTTGCGCTATCGGGAAGTAGCGAGGAAGTCTTTGCAGCGGACTTCGACGGTCGAATCGACGTTATTCCTGTAAGCGACCCCAACATCTTTTCCACATCACAGCGTATTGCACAGGCTCAGGCTATTTTGGAAATGGCGAAGGCCGCTCCACAGCTCCACGATATGTACGCAGCGTTTAAGAGGATGTACGAGGCAATTCGGATACCGAACATTGATGAGATACTGAAGAAACCTGAAGAGGCTATTATGCTTGACCCGATTGACGAGAATATGAGCGTCATGTACGGCAAGCCAATTCGAGCCTTTGTTGAGCAAGACCACGACTCGCACATTGCGGTTCACATGCAATTCATGCAAGATCCGACGTTGGCTGGTAACCCAGCAGCTCAACAGACAATGGGGCCAGTGTTGCTTGCACATATTGCAGAGCATATTGCGTTACTTTACAGAATCCGCATGGAGGAAAGTGTGGGCGTTCAGTTGCCAGTATTGCCAGACTTCAGGAAACCAGACTTTAAATTTGAAGATATGAACCCTGAGATGGACCGATTGATTAGCCAGAGAGCTGCCCAAGTTGTACAGGAGGCTCCACAAATGCAGCCAATCCCTGCAATTCAACAGGCAATGCAACAGCAACAGGGTCAGCAAGGCAATCCGCTACAGTACGCACAGCAATTAGCGCAACTTGAGACTGAGGCACTGAAGGCCAGAACGCAGTCACAAATTGAGTCAGATCAGGCGAAGGCTCAATCTTCAATTCAGATCAAGCAAGCTGAGGCACAACAGGATATGCAAATCGAGCAAATGAAGGCACAGCAAGATTTACAGGCTAAAATACAGAAGCTGGAGGCTGATTTACAACTTGAACGTGAGAAAAATGCCTCTAAGATACAATTAGAACGTGAGAAGATCCAAGCAGAGATCCAGATGGAGGCTGTTAAGAATGTCACCGAATGATATTTTAGATTCAATCAGGCCAATTAATCCATCTGCATTTGGGATGACACGAGAGCAAGCGATGATGATGCAACAGCAGCAAGGTCAAGGTGGAATGCCTCCACCACCACAGGGTGGAATGCCACCACAGGGTGGTAATCAGCCAGGTGGGTTAGACATGAATGCGTATTTAGCGCAGAAAGTTGACGATATTAAGAAGAGAATGGGTCAGGGCGACATGGGTGCGTTGAGTAGCGTAACCGCAGCGATGCCTAATCCTACACAGGCACAAGGAGCGTAATATGGCAAATGGTTATGGTGAAGCTGGGCGTGGTGGTGGAGATCAAGGGCCAACAGGTATTGGATATGGTGGCAACGGAGGTTACTCTGGGGGTTACTCTGGTGGAGCAGGTTCTGCACCATCTACAGGAGGTAATGAAGCACCAGCAAATGGCGGTGGTCTTTTCAGCAAAATAGGTAAAGTTGTTAAAAGTTTAGGATCTGGAACGCCTCCAAAAGACCAAAAGACAGTTTCCTCTAGCCAAAACTTTTTGCAAGGAAATCTACCTAAAGGCTACACAGTTAGCAAATCAGGCAATACAGTTTACGGCAAATACAATCCAAATTTAGTTTC